GGTTATTGAAAGTCGGTTTGGCCAATCGATCAAGTTTGGAGCTTACGACACAAATCGAGAAAACGATAAAGGCGATACGAACAACACGGAGTATGCAGATAATGGTGGCAATCCAATGATTGTCATCCGAAATCGTCAAAGAAAACTTCTTAAGGTTGGAGAAAAACTTCAACTTCGCAGTAGTCCAAATCCCGCTGCGATTACAGGAACAAGTGTTGAGAAAAATGCGGGGGGGTATATTCCGTCCGACATCAACCACGATGGGTCAACGCTTGCGATTACAACGGGACAAACGATTAGTAAATGGGTAACCACTTGCTACAAAAAAATGTTTGGCGTAGGTGAAGAGCAAGCAGCGTTTAGTGGCGTTTCAGATTTTAAGTATCCCGTGTTAAACGGCGATCAGGTTATTATCAATTCTGACCGTCTGATATTCTCTTCTCGTTATGGAGAAACCTTTCATTATTCAAAAAAACGCTATGCGGTGGTGACCGATAATGAGTACACCGTGGATGCTCATCAACAAATCGTATTAACGACAAATACCAAAACGGTCATCAATTCTCCTGCTATTTATTTGGGAGAGTATGATACTACGTCCGAACCCGTGTTGTTGGGTCAAACCACCGTCGCTTGGATGTATGAGCTATGTAACTGGTTGATCGACCATACCCATTGGTACATACACTCGCATGTGGATGCTGGAAAGGAATCGCCTTCCCAGACTCAAGCCCCGGTTCAACTTCAAAAACTAAAACAACTCCGTGATTCGTTGCATACCTTACTCAGTCGAAGAGTATTCGTAACTGGTGGTGGATATGCGCCGGGATCCGATGGAGGAAACTTAGGATAACAATATGGGATTATTTGGATTAACACCAACGATAACTTCGAATCCGAGTTTAAGGCCGGGTAATGTTACGTTGTCTGAATCAGCAACAGCTAAATTTGAAAAGGCGCAACAAGATGGAACGTTGGTAGATTTCGTTACAGACGACGGAGAGACTATTAAACTACCACCCGATGACATTTTGATTCAAATGCGGAAGGAAGAATTGGCACGAAAAGCTAATGTTTCGAAAGGGCCGCCTCCAACTAAAATAAATGTCAAGACAGGATCGGGGGTTCCCGGTGGATTCTCGGGAGCGAGTGTCAAACAACCGGGAAGTGAACTCGGAAAACTTGCTGCCGCCGCTTCCACTGTCGCAAGTCAAGTGGGGCAGTTAGCAAGTTTAGCGACAAATCCGTTAGCTGCGGCGGTTTTGAAACCTCTCAAATCAGCAGTTGGGGCAATGGCTGCGGGGTATAAAAAGAAAATGGCGGATACTAAAAAATCGGCGGTTAACTTTGCGAAACCCACTGGAATACCAAAACTTCCATCGGCTCCGAAAATCAACGTGCCTAAACTGAATATTCCAACTCTACCAGCGGCACCACAGTCACCCGTTCTATCATCACCCAAGGCATCTGGTATAGCAAATGCCCCAATGATTAGGAAGTAAGAATACTATTTATACACAACACACATATGAAAAAAGACGACCTCGTAAAAGTAATCAGGGCAATCGTGAAGCAAGAAATCAAAAAAGAGCTTCCCACCGCCCTTGCTCAAGTCTTTGCCCAGATGATGGGCCAAGCTCAACAACCACAGATTCATTCGATAAACATGGTGCGAAATATCGCCCCCAGTACACCGCCTGTTCCTCAACCCGTCGATCCAGTGGATGAAATGGCTTCTTTGAAATCACAACTTCAAGAAATGTTTCAGGGAGGATCCCCCGTTTCACGGGCTGCGGCTCCTCCAGCGGCTCCTCCAATGCGACAATTCGCCAAAGATCCAGTTCTCAATGAGATTTTAAACCAAACTCGTGGATTCAATTCCTCGGAGCGTATGGCTGGGCGTGCCAGCGGAATGGGAGGCGGAATGTCCCCTGCTGTTGCTATGGCCGCAGGCGCATACCAAGCCCCTCAAGTAGCGACAACTGGGGTAGGGGAGTTGATGGATGGTAGTGAATTAGGATTTTTGAATAAGATACCCGGAATGCCGGGAGCAGATGCCCCTGTCATTACCCAACTCCCAACAAGTCGGGGGATGGTTCAAGAAGGACACGCCCCACTCGAAGCTCTTGGAAACGTTTCCGCACTGGATTTGAAGAATCATCCCGCTCTTCCCGCCAGCATTAAAGGTATTTTGACTCGGGATTACCGTTCACTGGTCAGAGCGATGGACAAGAAGAAATAACACTATGGCAACCAAAAAAACGCCAATTGGATTGGTTCTGCCGATCCAAAATGGAAATAGTGGGTACTTTGATCAAGCATACGATTCTTTCACCCAGAAACGTATGAATATCATCAATCTATTGCGTACTAAAATTGGCGAAAGACGGATGCAACCATTGTTTGGGTCAAGATTGTGGACGGTGGTGTTTGAGCAGAACACGGAAATTCTCCCCGAAATCATCACAAACATCGTCACAGAAGACGTAAATCGCTGGATTGATGGGGTGGCGGTAAAAAAAGTTACTGTCCAAGTGCCACAAATAGACGCAACAACCGATTACCGTGATATTTATACTGTGTTGGTGACTGTCCAGTTCGTGGATATCGCTACTCAACAAGAAGGCAACGTCGAAATTTACATCGATAGTGGCAAAATATAATTATGGCAACAACCGTCCAGAAGAATTTTACTCCGAATAGCAAGGACGTGAGATACCTCAACCGGGATTTTACCCAGTTGAAGTCATCTCTCATGGATTTTGCCAAGACCTATTTTCCAACCTCCTATAATGATTTTTCCGCCGCTTCTCCCGGCACAATGTTCATTGAAATGGCGGCGTATGTCGGGGACGTATTGAGTTATTATACTGATTATGCCTTCAAAGAAAGCCTCATTCAAAACGCCACGGAACGACGAAACATTTTGAATTTGGCAAGATATCTTGGTTACAAAGTCAAACCGATTCAGGGAGCCATGGGAGAATTGGATTTGTTTCAACTCTGTCCTTCGATGGTAGCCGAGGACGGGACGTATGTTCCCGATCCCCAGTACTCGCTTTTGATCAAGGAGAATATGCAAGTCTCCAATAATGCAGGAGCGTATTTCATCTTGAATGATTCCGTGGATTTCACGGTCAGCACTTCGCTCTCCCCACGGACGGATGCGGTGTATTCTCGAAACCCCGATGGCACCCCTCAGTTCTTTATCATGCAGAAGACGGGAAAAGTTTCAGCAGGAAGAATAGTCAGTAAGACCTTTACGGTTGGAGCCCCCATTCCATTTTTAAAGTTGAGTTTGGATGAGGATAACGTTCTTGGGATTATCGATGTGACCGACACTGATAACAATGAATGGCATGAAGTTGATTATTTGGCCCAAGAGTTAGTTCCCATCGCCGTTCCAAACGACGCTGAGCATGAAGGGGAACTTGCGACCTATAAAGATTCCGTGCCCTACATTCTCCGATTTTTGCGGACCACTCAACGCTTTACGACGACGATTGATCAAGACAACATCACTACGTTGGAGTTCGGTGCTGGACTTGAGGGGTTTCAGGAAGAGTTTGTCACGTTTGATTCCCGGTTGGTTGGCATCGGGTTGCGAAACATCAATCAATACAACATCCCTCTTGATCCCGCTAATTTTCTCAAGAACGAATCGTATGGTATTGCTCCATCGAACACCACGTTGACGGTGAGGTATTTGGTGGGCGGTGGAATTGATTCCAATTCACCTTCTAATGCCGTTCGAAATATTGTAAGTGTGGAATTTTCCAATCCTTCGTCGGGCCTTCCACCCGAGAAAGCGCAATTGTTGACGACAGTGCAAAATTCATTGCAGGTTAACAACCCCACGGCAACAGTAGGTGGGAAAGAAGGCGAAACGGACGAACAGATTAAGATGAACGCTATCGCAAATTTTGCGACTCAGAATCGTGCGGTTACCCGAGACGATTATCTGGTGCGAGTGTATTCATTACCCGCCAAGTTTGGTTCTATCGCCAAAGCTCAAATTGTGACCGAATCGAGTTTGGATGTTGGGACTAACCGAGTACTGAGCGGAGTCGTCAATACGAACAACGAAGCTTCCATGGTTGATTCAGGAGTCGGAAAATATTTCCGAAAAATTTCCTATGATACCAGTAATCCATTTTCGATTAACGTCTATTTGTTAAGCTACGACGCCAACAAAAACCTCACGCCCATCAATCGTGCGCTTTTGACAAACCTGATGACGTACATGAAACGTTTTCGTATCATGACGGATGGGGTCAATATCATCGATGGTTACATTATCAACATTGGCGTAAATTTCTCAATTACCGTTTTCAAGGGCTATACCAAGAAAGAAGTAATGGCGAATTGCATTGCAGCCGTTCAGAATTTTTTCGATATTGATAATTGGAATTTTTCACAACCCATCAACTTGAGCCAATTGCAGTTGGAAATTGCCAAGGTCGAAGGCGTTCAGGCGATAGTTGATTTAAAAATTGTCAATAAGACGGTGTTGGACGGGGATTATTCGGCGGTTGAATATGATATTCCATCTTCAACGAAAAACGGAATTGTCTATCCATCTGTAGACCCATCGATTTTTGAAGTTAAGTATCCGGACTCTGATATCAAAGGCACAGTACTCTAATATGCACCACCACCTATTTCCAACCGAAGATACGTATCTCACAAATTTGTCTGGCTATGAAGACAAGAATTTTGGGATTAACGAGATTCTTCGTATTGGGACGGACAACACGGACGTTCGGGCGCTTCGGACGACTAAGCCATATACTTATGTGGACGTGGCATGGGTCAATTATTGTGTCACGAGTTTCACTGGAACGTTGACTGGATCCTTCTCGGGAAGTGCGGCAACGGCTTTGGGAGTTGTGGTCAGCAGCGCCTCGTTTAGTTCATCCTATTTCAGTGGATCGATTGATGGTGCCAGTATTGTTGAAACGAGCGGTAGTGTTTCAGGAAGTGTTTCAGGAAGTGTGACGGGATCGTTATTTGCCTATGCCTTGCCCAACTTTTCGGGGCAACTCACAAGTTCAGCAGGCCGCATTACAGGAACCGTGACGGGAACAGATACTCGTGATGAAAATTGGTGGGAGACTACTTCCACCAAATTCGTGGACCGAACACTGATGAAGTTTGATTTAGATGCGATTTCGGCATCGATTTCAGCAGGAGAAATTACTTCTCCCCAATTCAAGTTGAACCTCAAGGTTTGCAACGAATATGAATTACCAATTTCGTACAAAATTTATGCCTTCCCAGTGAGTCAGAGTTGGAACATGGGTAATGGTTATTATTCGGATGGTGGATCCGATACCGGAACAAGTTGGTATTACAAAGATTATGCAAATGGATCGGAATGGTATGCTCCGATTACAACCAGTCTTCGACCTGTGGTGGATTTCTTGACCAATTCCGCTAATGCGACGGCTTCCTTTGCCTATGGGGGTGGGACGTGGTATTACAATTCCAGTTCAAGTCAAACTTTTGCCTATGAGGCCGCTGATATATCGATGGATGTTACCGCCATAGTCATGGCATGGGTTAGTGGTACACTTCCGAATGAAGGGTTCATTCTTTTGTCCTCAGATGAAATTGTGAGCAGTGGTTCTGGCTTCGCCTTGACGTTCTACGGGAAGGATACCAATTCTATCAATTCGCCATATCTCGATATCATGTGGGATGATTCGGTTTGGGCCACGGGAAGCATGGCAACAAGCAGTGTCGTCATTACCTCTTCCTATTCGGGAATGGATACCTATGCTCAGACGGGATCAACGGTCTCGGTTTCTGGAGGAGTTAGTGGAATATTTTCGGCCAGTTTGATATTGACAACTGTTGCCTATCATGCTACGGCGAGCAATGTTGTTTTTTCGGATACCGTAAAAGATTTTTCAGGTAGTTTCTCAGGATCTTTTACAGCGGACAGTCTCAGTTATATTAAAGGAACATTGAGCGGAAGCACAGTCATTGCGTCGGCCAGTTATTTCAGCGGCTCTATTGACGGTAACCCGATTTCGGAATCTCTGAACACATCTATCTCGGGGGCGTTCGCATATGGAATTATTTCTGGGTCATCTGTTCTCTCAGCCAGTCAAGTTTCTTATTTTGAAGGATCAGTGATTTCTCCTTACGGAACCGAGAGTTCCATTACTGTCGATGGTACGATTGTGTATGCCACCTACTTGGACGAGACTCGGTACTACGTTACTGGAATTCTCGTTGGCACTGGACAATCGGGAAACATTGCTGGAATGCCAATCGTTGGGCCATTTGAAGGA